CTACCAACACCACCATCTGCCATGTAATATCTTATACTTCTTTCATAATCTTCTTTACCATACTCAGGTTGTGTTGAAACATATGCTTTAGATTGAAAATTATTTCTCCAACCATAAAAACAAGCAACAATATATTTTAAATTAAAACTAACTTTATGAGATAAGAAAAAAGGATTTAATACAGGATTAACTCCCCACATATCCACTTTGTTTGCTAAACAAATTTTAAAAGCATTATCAACAAATTCAGTCAAATTAATTAAAGAAATAGTTTTTTTGTCATTAATTTTTGTCCTCATATCTTGTATGTCATCATCTATTCCTAATATTAATTCATTTTCTTTATAATAATTAACAATAAAATTTCTTTGAGTGTTGACATGTTTTTGATTAGTTATTATAAAATTAACAGGGTAATCTTTTAATGAATTTTTATATAATTCTATTTCATCTCCATCTGATAAAAAAACATCTACTTTTTTAAAATCTATGTCAGTTTTACTTAAATAATTAAAAGTTTTTTCTTTAATTGCTTTTGATCTTTTAATTGTTGGTATTGCTATTCTAAAGTTCATTTAATATTTCCTCTTTTATTAATTTTGCTTTTTGTAATTCTTCTTCGTTTGCAACTTTTTTTGTATTAGTTTTTGCTCTATTAAGTTCATATTCAGCATCTCCACAATATATCATTTTTTCTCTATAATAACAAACAACACTAATTCTTTCATAGAATGTTTTTGTAGTTGTTTCTGTATTTCCATGTAGTTCATGAACATCAAAAATAGCTAAATCTCCATTTTTTAAATCTAATCCTATTCCATATCTTGGTATTACTGTTATAGAACCCTCATAATCTCCCCTTGATATTACACCCAAATTTCCAAAGCCCTCTTTTAAATCTCCATTATCATAATGACCAGCAGTTCTAAAATTTTTATTAACAGTAACAGTACTAAAAGCTGTATCTTTAATAATAAAATCTTGTGAACTTTTTTCTACCATTTTCTTTTGAATTTTATATCTAGCTGGTGCATGTTGTTTAAAAAAACTATCAACATATTTTATGTAAGGTAAGCAATTATTATATTCTTTCCAGTTTCTTTGAGTCCACATACTTGTACGACAATAAGGTATTCTTGGGTATCTATCACTAAAACCAATTATTGAACTTTTTACTCTCCTCGCTTTAGCTGATTTGGAAAGTTTTCCACTTTTTAATAAAGGTAAAAATCTATTACCTGTAATTTTACCAACAGTAAGACCATCTAGTTTATCTCCAATTTTAATATCATCTGGTATAGGTCCTGCCGCTTGACCTCTATTATTGCTTACTGATATAGATTTTCTAAATGAACTACGACACTTATCAACAACCTCTTTAGGTACTGCATTTTTTTTAAACACAGCAAGTATATCACCATTCTCATTTACTATTTTTGTATCTTCTGTAATATGATGTTTGATTAAATCTTTATTAAAAAAAGTTCCTTTTAAATTAGAAACTTGTTCTTTATCTAGTATAGGATTAATCTTTAGGAGTTTCATTTAATACTGCTTTTAAAACAGCATCAGAAATATTATCAATATTATCTCTTTTTGAAATTTTTTCTATTGCTTCTTTAAATAAAATATCATTTTCTGGATTAAAAAATAATTGAACCATTTTAATGTCATTTATTCTTTCTTCTTGAATTTCAATATCTTCATTTAAATCAATATCGGATTCTTCATCAGTTTTTAATAATAAATTATCTAATTCATCATTACTAAATCCCAATGTATCTAAATTAAAATTTTTACTTAATAAATCATTAAACTCTAAATTAAGTAATTTAGTATCCCAACTTGCGTCTTGGTTTAATCTGTTATCAGCTATTCTGTATGCTTTAGTTTGATTTTCAGTTAAATCAGCTATTTGAACTGGAACTTCTTTTAGACCTAATTTTTTTGCGGCTTCAAATCTTGTATGACCAACAATTATTGTGTAATCTTTATCTACTACTATCGGTTGTTGAAATCCAAACTCTTTTATGCTAGAAGCAACTTTATCTATGTTTAAATTTTTTCTAGGATTATTAATATATGGTAAAATTTTATTAATATCTATTGTTTCAATTTGCATGACTAATTATTAAACAATTTTTATGAAAGATCAAGACAAAAAACCACAAGTAGTTCCTCAACAAAGACACGAATTAACTTCACAAGGTAAAAAATATACTACTGTTGTTATGGTTAATGTAAGAGAATGTGGACTTGATTATATGTTTCATAAACATCTTATAGTTGATTATCAACATAAAGCAGGAATAAAATTTAGGCAAATATTTGAAAGTAGTGCTATTGGAGGAATGAAAGGCAGGGATTTAAGTCTTTTTATTACTGGAGGTGCTAAAGATAAAGTTTCCTATGGTGCTTTACATAATATTCAGCAGTTAGTTGAGATTCATAAAGTGTTAGGAAATAAAGGTTTTGAGATTGCTACTTACATTTGTGGTCAAGATTATTCATTAAAGCAAACAAGAAACATTTTACACATTGACCAAAGATATATGGGAAGTAGATTAAGAGAAGTGTTAGACGACTTATCAATTCATTTTGGATACTATAAACAAAAATTTTATTGATTTATGCGTACACCTATGATAAGGGATAAAGCATAATGAAATAAGTGACAAAAAAAAACCCCACCACCAAGTTAATGATGGTAGGGCTAGAGAGAAAGTTATTGATTAACTTGCTTTTTTTAAATTTTCTGGTTGTAAATCTTGAATATAATTCACACCAGCTTGTGCCATAGCACTAGCCTTAAAGATAGTTTCTGGTTTTGCCTTAATTCTATCTTTCCAGATATTTAAGTATTGAATTGCATGAGGAGTAGGCTCCATTGTTATACCTAACATACAACATTGAATAGCAGAACCTATTTCAGCAACCAATTCTTCAAAAGCATATTGATCTTTAGAATCAAAGTTTTCAAAGTATTTAGTTTTATACTTTTCAGTTCTATCACATCTAGATTTATGACCAGTCCAATGTGTTAGTTCATGAAGTAAAGTAGCATAAAAGTTTTGAGTAGCAGAAGAACTATCATTACTATTAAATAATTCTTTAGATACCATTCCAATATAATCTTGGCTTGGTACATAATAACAACTATTTTTTAGAAATAAAGTTTCTGATGAATATTTGATTTTAGCACCAGTATTTTTTACATACTGCTCTATATCAAGTAATGTATCAGAACCCTCTGCTTGAACTTCTGAATAATCTTCTAATCCAGTAGTTTGGTCTAGATTAAAAACAAAATAACTTCTCATTAAGTTATATTGAACTTTAACTGCACCATCTGATGTATCAGGAGTTTCATTAGTTCTAGCATCTCTATATAAAGATGGTTGCATATAAATAACTTGCGTACCTTTTGCACCTTTATTTATTTTACCACCTTTTGATCTAATTTGGTTGAATGTACCAAATATATCAGAAGTAAAACCAGATTCTTCTTTAGCAATCCATAGAGCAATAGTATTTATTCCTCTGTAATTTTTGCCTGATAAAAGATTTTTAGGCATCCCTAAAGATGCCCAAGGTTTTAACCAGTTTTTACCATGTTTGTCCATATTGCTAATAACTTTATTAACAATATTTTCCATCATTGTTTGTTTGTTTGACATTATTGAACTCCTTCTAACTTAAGAACTTGATTAATAACACCATCAGGATAAACACTAGCAAAATTATAAGACATTTTATTTTTAGTCCAAATAACATGATAACCAGTAGTAGATGGAATTTTATTATATTCCGCAACCGAATGATGAGGGAACATAATTTTTAGAGGCTTAACTTTACAAGACTTCATATTATCTAATATTTTAATACGAAGTTTTTTTATTTTAGTATTTAGCATTGTTATCTCCTTTTTTTTGTTAAACATAATAAATATTATAATCATTTTTAAAGGAAATAAAAGTAAAATAATATAAATTATTAATTTTTATTAGTTAAATAAGTCAGTAAAATAGCGACTTACTACCAATAACTTATAGCTATTAATTAATTTCGTAATAAAAGTTAGTTTTAAGTGCTAATTTCTATTAATAACCATTATATATAGTGCATTAATAATTTTTTTCGGTTATAAAAAAGGAATGATTAGACGAATATTATTATTGATTAACCATGTTACATCTAAAATAAGTATTTGGAGTTGGCAAAAGTTATGGGGTAATAGAAAAAAGGGTTATGGATACAGAAAATAACGAAGTTGGCAGACCACCTTATATTAAAAAAGATGATGATGCTAAATTAGTTGAAGCACTAGCAATCGCTGGAGTAACACAAACTTTAATAGCACAGATAGTTAAAATTAGTGAACCTACTTTAAGAAAAAATTTTAGAAAAGAATTAGATACCAGTAAAGCCAGAGCAAATGCAATTATATCACAAGCCTTGTTTAAGAAAGCAAAAGATGGTAATGTAGTTGCACAGATATTTTGGTTAAAGACACAAGCAGGTTGGAAAGAAAAAAATTATCATGAACTTACAGGAAAAGACGGAGATAAATTATTCGGAGAGGAAAGACAGCTTATTGAAATCCGAAAAGTTTTTGACGAGATTAACTTCGCCAAACCAGAAAATATTATTGAAGCACCTGAATTGGTGCAAGACAGCACGACAGAAACAGATAACTCCTAAAGGAGATTGGAATGTTTGGTTAATATTAGCAGGTAGAGGTTGGGGTAAGACTAGAACAGGTGCACAAGATATTGCATTTTATGGATTGACTAGACCTAATTCTAGGATAGCGATAGTAACTCCAACATTTGGAGATGGTCGTGATACCTGTGTTGAGGGAGTATCTGGTTTGTTAGGTTGCATAGACTCTGACAATATTGAGAACTGGAATAGAAGTATTGGAGAACTTACACTTAAAAATGGAACTATCTATAAAACATTTTCAGCTGAACAACCTGATAGATTAAGAGGTCCACAATTTCATAGAGCATGGTGTGATGAGTTAGGAAGTTGGAAGAACGCAGAAGCATGGGATCAATTATTATTTGGATTAAGACTTGGTGACAAGCCACAAGTAATTATAACAACTACACCCAAGCCAACAGATTTAATAAAAGAATTAGTAATTAATAAAGATTCTCTTGTAACGAGAGGTAGCACCTTTGAGAATAAGGATAATCTTGCAGAGTCCGCAGTTAAAAAGTTAAAAGAAAAATATGAAGGAACTCGGCTGGGCAGACAAGAATTATTCGCTGAAATTTTAGAAGATGTTGAGGGTGCTTTATGGAATCGTAATATGATTAGTAAAGCACTCATTAAAACAACAGATATAATACCTAACTTTACAAGAACAGTAGTTGCTATTGACCCAGCAGTTACAAGTAATAAACATTCAGATG